TTGCTGTAAATGAGATTCAATTGTGTCTAATGATGCTCTTTTAGGTGCGTATTCTTTAATTACAATTTTACCTTTTACATTAGATATAGCTTCTTGTACTTGATCTCTATGTTTATCTAATTTATCTACATCAATACCGGAGAATACGGCATCATATCTTTTACCTACATATCCTTCAGATAATTCTAATGTGTAATGTACTACGTTATATCCTAAAGCAGCAGCATAAGCTCCCATTGCTATAACACCCCATGATTTACCACCACCTGGATTACCAAACAATAGTACTAAATCACCTTTACCATAACCACCTTGTGTTAAGTCATTAAATACAGGCCAAGGAAATGGTATTGCTCTTCTATCATCATCTCTGTATCGAGACTCAACATCGGCTTCATAAAGATGTCCTATATTTTTATCTTCACCTGCTTTTAAAGCACGATTAATGAGTTGTTTAATACCATCATAATCTCCTAAATTCAATAAGTCAACAGATGTCATAATTGCTTTTTTCATCTGTTGATTTTGGCAGAAATCAGAAAATTCTCTTTCAACCCATTCTAAATCACTAGCATCTGCTAACTTATAAGCTTCACGAATTGCTTCAACTAGTGATATTCTTAATATTTCATTATCTATCTTTTTTATTTCAATCGATAACGTTTCAGCAGTTGGATAAGTATGATATTGTTCAAAATACTTAATAATATAATCAACAACCCATTTATGAGATGGATTCTCAAAATACTCACTATCTAACGAATCTGATATGTTTAATAAGAAATCTCGTTGTGTTAATAATGCTCCTAATACTTTAACTTGAAATACGTTTCCGTAATTATTTAATTTGTTTAATGTTGCCATAACCTTTTTATAAATTTACTAAAAATTTTCTAGCCCTCCAAAAACTTGATTAAGCCAATTTGATACATTAGGTATGCTTTCTCCTAAATGATCTGCCAAATACATTTGCATGAAAATTTGCTTATTCAATGAATATTGAGAGTTAAAATTTTGCTGTATTTCTTTTTTATTTTCATCAGACAGAGGAATAGTTTGTAAGTCCATTAACTGTCTGTTTATATCTAATTGTTTAGATCTTTCTATTACTGAAGCGTATAGAGCATGCTCATTTATTTTATCTTCAGAATATTTTATTATTTCATCTAAATTAATCTTTCTATCTTCGTTCAAAATAGGAAACAATTTAAGTAGCTTTTTAGGACCTAAACCAGGAACGCCAGGTAGATTATCTGATTGGTCACCCATTAATATCTTATAATTAATAAAATTTAAATGGTTGACTTCATATTCAGCCTTTACATCTTCAGGTTTGTATATTTTCTTTTTAATAGGCGAATAAACTCGTGTTTTATCGCTTGTTAATTGTAAGAAATCTTTGTCAGCAGACATGATGGTGACTTCCTTAGTTAGCGCGAAATTCTCGAATTTTACCGCGAGATAACCAATAACATCGTCGGCCTCAATACCGTCTATACAAATTATAGTAACAGGTAAACATTTAAGATACTGTATTAATCTGCTAACCTGGTTTGTTATAGCTTCAGTTTCTTCTTCCTTACTACTGAATATAGAGTAATTGGTCATGCGACTTTTATTTCTATTAGCCTTATATTCAGGGTATAAGTTACGTTTGTTGTTAGAGCCTCCTATTCCATCAAATACGATAATTACCTTAGTAGGATCTATCGTTTTGATAGCATAACCCAATGATTTTAAAAACCCAGTGAGCCCACCTATGTGGGCTCCATCTGGATTTATGTGGTTTATCATTGTGAAACTTCTCAAGAATGTATTTAAACCATCAATTATTAAAATTGAATCTTGAGCGTTACGAGGATTATTGTTTATGTTTGCTAAAAGCTGAGCATACTTATTCTTCATTGTCTACTTCGATCATTGGTGATATTCTACTACTTTCTTCCCATTCTGAATTGTCTTCAATTATTTGAAGTTTTTCAATATCTACTTTTTCACCAAACCATTCGTGAGCATGAAGTTTTTTATACTCTTTTTCTGCGTCCTTATCATCAGGTATAAAACCATGAGGAGTTACAATAACTGTAGTTGCTGTAGCAATACCACAATCAGCGTGGATTTTATCAATTGCTATTTTAGTACGTTTAGCAAACTCTACTTTTTTACCCTTATGTTGAGCAAATATTTTAGATGTTCCACTATTAGTTACGTTACCGAATGTAGCTACAATCGTTGCATCCCAATACATTGAATTACCTCCTTTGTTTGTCATTCTAGGTTGAGACATAGGTGTTAAAGCTGGTTGGACACCTGTTTTATTAATAACAAAGAATGTATTAGTGTAAGGATATTTCTCTTTACGAGATAATGGGAACTGTTGATTGATAAAATTACCAAATTGAGTTGCCATAGCACCTGCGTTCCACATAGGATTATTATTACCTTGTTTAACACTCATCTCACATGGAATAGAACCAACTGAGTCCCATAAGAATAGTAGGTCATGAGGTAGTTTTCCTTGTTTTTGCTCATTTAAAATATCAGCAATGAATCCAGCTACATCTTCAATAGTATTTAATGATGCTCTATCTACATATAAGAAAAATCCTTTGTAGTTTACTTCACCTGTTTCCTCATCTACTACTTCCTCTAATTCTAATCCCATCATTTTAGCATGGGAGAAATCCCATTTCATCTCAGTAATAATGAATACAGGTAATATACCCATCTTCTGAGCCGCTACTGCTGTTTCAATTAGTAACGTAGTTTTACCTGTATCTGAACCACCACGAGCAATAAACACATGACCCATTGGTACTCCAGGAATAGACAGCGCATCTTTCATTGCTGGTGAGAAAGGAATCCATCTTTGTTTTTTAAACTTAGATGATTGATCTAAGTATTTTGATTTCTTAAACGCTTCTATATCAAACGGCTTTTTTAAACCGTCTGATATAGCAGTCGTTAAACTGTCTTTTTTTGCCATATATTTTAGTCGTTAAATAAACTATCAAATTTGTCAGCGTTGCTGGTTTTTGCTGGCGCTTCTATTTTATAAGAAGTAGCAGGAGCAGCGGGTGCTTCTTTTTCCCAAGGCATATCAGCCTCATCATCTTCCTCAGTAGCAGATGCTACAGGAGTTTCAGTTTCTTCAGCTGTTTCTTCTGGGTTTAACCATTTGTTAAGAATTTCTTGTAATTCTTCAAATGTATGATGTTTATTAACGGTTAAAATATCAGGCTGTTCGTCTAATACTTTTTGCACTAAAGCAGCATCTTCTGAAATAGGTGATGACTTAACTTTAGGACGGATAGAACATTTTACACTTTTTCTACCAGCAACAGTATCTTCAACGGCTTCAATAGTGAAATCACGTCCTTCAGTGATATCTGTGTAATCACCATAGTCTTCATCGGCAGCAATACCTAACAATTGCTCATAAGTTAATTTACCAAATTCCCATAAGCGAGCGCCTTTGTCTTCCTCACCACGTACTAATACTGGTGCGAAATAACGTAATTTTGGTTCAACTTTTTTAGCTAATTGCCAATCATCTTTGTCTGATGATTTGCGTAATTGTTTTGCAAATTCAACAATAGGATCTTTTTCATCCCAGTTTACTAATGCTAGGATAGGGCCTCTTGAAAAACCATAATGGAAGTAAACTTCACGGAATGGATTAGATTTGTCGAACTTAGACGGTAAAATACGTACTTGGTACTTACCTGGTTTTGGTTTCCAGAAAATCTTAGTGTAATCTGTTTTTTCTCTTGGTTTGCCTTTATTTTGAGAAGCGGCAAGCTTCGATTTAATTAATGATAAATCCATAACTTATTATTTTGTGTAAATATACGATTTTGATTTGGCCTTCCAAATCTTATTTTAGAAGGTTTGATTTTTTTCAAAATCACGTAACATAGCTTGCTTATACATTTCTACAGTAAGTTTATCTACAGTTAAATCTTTAAGTCCTAAAATATTCTCTAAAGCACTTATATCTTCTTTACTGCCTGGTTCAACATATTGTGTAAATTCACCTGCTACATTTTCGTAGTCTTCGAAGCCTAAATCCTTAGCTAATTGATCTATAAAATCATAATTCCAATTATAAGGATATTCTTCTACTTCCTGAGGGTCAGGATTTTCATAAAATACTATTCCTAATGCTTTTCTATTATCTCTAGATTGAATTTTAACTTCATTTATTCCTGCTAATTCTTGCAGACGCTTAGCCTCTTTAATTAGTCTCATATTTTAAAGATTTATAATGGTATGAATAGTAGTTTCTAATTTACGTATTTCAGACCCATTAGTTAATAGTATACTATTACGGTAATCTGCCCAATTTATCATATAAGTAGTATCTAATACACCAGCATTTAATAATTTTATTAAAGTATTCAGCGCATTGATTGTATATAATGTATTACTTTCTTTTTTACGATGTAATAATATAGTATGAGGCATAGGAGCCCCGTTTGTGTTGTGTGTGTCTATGTTGTAGGTGCACATTAATTCTTCACTTTGTGGAGATTCCAAAACAAAGATCTTATCATACAGGACAGTATATTGTTCTGTTATTTTATCTAGTGTTTTATCTAAATCACCATGTAATGTAAATGTGCAAAATAATTTTTGTCCCATATCTATTGATGTCCATGCATTATCAATAAATATATTTGGGTCGTCAATAAATGAATATTTCATGTTATATTTTTTGTAAGTTGTGATATGTTTTACCTTTTTTAATATTTGTTGGGTACTTTAATATTTTGTTTATTTCAAAAAGTACTTCTTTCCCATCTTCTTTACTGAAGTCAAATAAGAATGCATCGTACGTGTACAGTACTAGCTTAGTTTTCTTATCTTGTAGATAATCTATTATTTTACCTAGCATTTCCACATTCTGTGATGTTTCAGTACTCTGTATTATGTAATTAAATAATTTAGTTTGTGATAAACTTTCGCCATTAGGTACAAATATTCTATTTTTAGTGCAATATCGCTTACCATAATTAAATTCATCCCATATATCATCAATAAGGATTGCTATTTCTTTAAAAAACGGTTTATTAGCATATTCACTCCATACTCCACCATAAGTTTGTTTAAATGTTAATTCTTTTGCTTCCTCTGTGGTAACTCCTAATATTTCTCCTAAATATTCATAGGTATTTGTGTC